TATTAAAGTTATCTGTTAGTTGTGTCATACATGTATTTATACAAAAAAAGTGGAGGCCCCGAAAGACCTCCACTTAAGAAGTTTAAATACTTACTAAGTATTATACCTCACCTACGTTGATAGAACCAACGAGGAAGCGGCGGAAGTAAACATTTCCACCGGCATCACCGATACCAGACGCAGTACCTACGAATGGATTCTGTTGCATACCATAGCGAGTCTTGAAAGCAATCTTCGGTTGGAAGGTGTTTTCGTCAACTGCACGTACCATAGTGAGTGGTACATATGGGCAGTAGAACAGACCGGCATCGTATGGATTAGTTCCACGATAGCCAACTGTTACTGAATCTGTTCCAGTAGCATATGGGTCAATGTAGACCTTCATGCGACCATTAAGAACACCTGCAAATGTGTTTCCAGTGTCATCTACTTGTAGATTAGCTGAAAGAGCTGGTGTGTAATCAAGAGAACCAGCAGCTGCAAGAGCAGAAGCTACGTTGCTTGAACAGATGATGAAGTTACCTTTACCGCGACGAGTTGACTTAGCAATTTTATTTGCTTCGACCTCGATTTGGAATAGAAGGCTCTTGAACTTCTCAACTGCCCAACGACCATCAGCATCAGACAGTAGGTCGAATGTGTTATCAGCTGTTGCGTCACCTGCTTGGGAACCAACTGGAGCAACGACTGCTGTGCTGTTGATTGAACCGATAACTTCACGATTGATTTCAGCAAGGATTTCAGTCGATAGGATATTAGCAAGCTCAGACTCAGCATCCAAATTGTGGATAGCTTTAAGATCTTGAGCAAGTTCCATTGAGTATTCAGCTTTAAGAGCACGTGTCTTAGCTTCTACAGTTGCTTTCTCAATTGTGAAACCCATATCACCAAATTGTACTCCGGTGAAACCTTCACCAGCTGCTGTACTAGCACCACCAGCGTTATTAGGTGTAGGTGTAGTTTGAGTAGGTGCTGTACTTGCATCGGCGCCACCAGCAGAGAATGCTGTGTTAGCTTCGTCGAAGAGTGCTTCAGGTTGATTTACACCAGAAGCAGTACCGTTAAATGGTGTACCATCAACGACAGGACCGAATGCTGTATTATCACCGTAACGGGATTTCATTGCAAAGATAAGACCAGTTGGTCCGCTCATTGGCTGAACACCGGCTACATCGTAGGCGATAAGGTTAGGCATTGCACGACGTACAAGCGAGATGAGAACTGGATTGAAGTTCGATACAGATGAAGCTATTTGATTAGCATCCTCGTTAAGAGAACCAAACCCTGCAGCTTCTTGTTTAAGAGCGACTTCAGTGTTTTCAAGTAGTTTTGCTGTAACAGCCTTGCGATAGTTGTCTTGGATAGCGGGTGCATCAACGTGCTCAAGCACGGGGCCCCACTTTTTGATATCATTTTCTGCGTTAAACATATTAATTTCTTTCTTTATATTGTTGTAAGTGTGGTAAATTATTTACCGTTGGGATTGTTGTTTTTGATTTGTGTAAGAGCTGAGAGATAGTTCTGCATATCTTTCGATAGATTTTCGTTAATATCTCCTTCGCCTTCGACAATGACTTCAGTTTCTGAATCTGATTCTTCTACGATCTCAGTCGATGTTGAAGAGAATGCTGATGATTTAATAGTTGCAACCTTTTCAGCAAAAGCTTCTTCGGATACAAATTCGACTTCTTCGGTAAGTGCCTTCAATTTTGCTACTTGTGTTTCAGCAAGATCTTTAGCGCTTTCTGAAATAATCTTCTCGCGAGTAAGAACCTCAAGCTTTTCAGAGAGGGTGCTTATTTCGCTAGTAGCTACTTCAAGATTTTCCTTAACTTCAGAAGCTTCTTTTTCTAGATCGTCAAACAAATCTACTTTTGCTGCAGGTACTTCGATGTAACTTTCAACAAATAGATTTTTAAGAGAACTGATGAAACCTTCAGCGATTTCTGTACGAAGCTTTGAGTCAACTTCAATTTGATTTTCCTCAACCCATGATTCTACGACATAATTAAGATAGTCGTCAATCTTGGTAATAAGGCTTTCACGAATTTCAGTAACCTCTTCAACAAGGTTTTGCTCGTATGTTTCTTCTAAACGTGCTTTTTCAGCAACGATTTTCTGAGATACAGCTGCTTCGAATAGTACAGATGCTTTTGCTTTGAAGTCTTCTGTTAGATTTGCTTCAGCGGAAATAAGGAGATCAAGATCTTCTTGCTTTGCGCTTGGCTTAGTGTCTGCAGCTTTTTCAACTGATTTTACAGAATCTTCTTCGTCAGTACCTTTTACCTTTTTAGCGTCGCCTTTACCTTTTGGTTGAGCAGCAGCTTTTGGTTCTGATTTTTGAATATCTTTGGCAGTCTTTTCTGCTTCAGCTGGACCATCTTTTACGATGATAGCATCTGTAGCATTACCAGAAGCAGTAGGCACTGGAGCTTGTTCTTCCATATCGTCTTCATCTTCATCTTCATCTTCGTCTTCTTCTACATCATCCTTTTTCTTTTTAGAATGATCCATTTCTTTTTTGGAAACAGCTTCGTCCATTTCTTCTTCTTCATCTTCGTCTTCTTCGTCGGACTCTTCATCCTCCATTTTCTTCTTAGATTTAGAAGCTTTCATGTAGCCTTCTTCCATTTCGTCTTCATCCTCGTCTTCCTCTTCTTCATCTTCTTCTTCTTTCTTAGATGATTTAGATTCTCCGAGAAGAACACTTCTAATTGCATCAGAATAGCTTTGTTCTTCAGTAACTTCTTCGGCAGTATCCTGCACAAGCTCCTGATCTTCAAGCAAAGCATCTTCAGTGATGTCTTCGATAATATCTTCTTGTGTATCTGACATTTATTTACTTTCTTTTTAGATTAGAGTTTGGAGAGGAAATCTTGCCAAACATTTTCTTGCGCCTCAGAAAGGCGGTCTGAAGATACTTTTCTGATCTCTGTCTCATATTCTTCAATTTGTTGAGGCTTTAAAAGACCATTATCCCAAACCCATTCTACACCTTCCATAATACCTTCAACGAAGGCAGATGGTGCAGAGGGATCTTGAACAATGTCAACTGTATTAAGAATAAAATCATCCTTAACATATGTTTTGTTTTCTTTTCTCTCAACAGTACCCATACCACGACTTGAAACACCAAGCTTAACTCCACCTTCAACGAGACCTTTCACAATTTTACCCATCGGTGTGTCAAGGATTAGTGCTTTTCCAACAACATCATTACCTTCCCATTTAAGGTCAGTAATGCGGTGCGAAACTTTATCAAGGTTAATCTGTGGGCCTTCTGGGTGATTCAATTCACCAACGGCTCGACCACTTTTAACCTGCTCCTTCACATATTTAGCAGTTGCTTCTGCTAATACTTGTTTAGGATAAATTCTTTTATTGCGGTTTTCTTTCTCCGCTTGCATAAAAACGCCTTCGATGAAAACATTCTTTTCACCTTTATCGTTTGCTTCGGTAATATAATTTACCGATTCTAAATGTTCTGTTATTAATTTCATTAGTTTGTAAATCCGCTTTTAGTTGCATATACTTTATCAGCATCACTAGTTGCAACTTCGAGTGTTTCTGCGCTTGCCTTCTTTACATTGATTCCAACTTTTGGTGGAGAGTAAAATGTACCTACTGTAGTAGAACCGCTTTTTACTGTAACTACAACACCTGCAGCATTAGTATTATATAGATATGCGATTTTAGCACCAGAAATATTACTAGCTGTATCTGATAAAGCTGCAGCGCTTGATAAAGGTTGAATAGTCATATTAGTTTTCTTCTTCTGTTGTATTAAAAGTTGTTGCTGTAAGACCTACCTTACGAACTTCAAGAGCATCTTTCAGCTTATCTTGAATTACTTGTTCGAAAGCTCTCTCGGAACCTTCTTTATCGTTTGTAATAATGTTATTAAATATATCTGATGCCTTCATAGTCTGTATTTATAATAATTGTGGTTTTAAAGATCTAAATCATCTTCATTTGGTTCATCGCTGCCTTCGTCCTCTATTTCTTTATCCAATCTTTCAATATCTTCATCTGATTGTTTTAGAATAGATTGGCGAAGGTATTTAGTAGATACATACTTACCTACCAAGTCTTCCATTTGAGAAGCCATATCCAATCTTTCCTTCATGATTTCAAACTCCTTTAGCTCAGCAAAGTAGTTGTCTTCAATAAAGTCAATATTAATCTTCTCTCCGATTTCTTGCCAATCGTTTTCAGTAATTACTCCTTTAAGAATAAGCTGAATCCGAAGTGCTTCAACCAATATATTTGAGAATTTCTTACGAATACGATCAATAAACTTTTGGAATTTAACTTCATCTCGTGATATTTCACTCGCTCTTCCAAGATTAAATGAGTCATCTGACTCAAGTCGTGTTAGAGGAACGTTTAGTGTTTTATATAACTTCTTTTGGAAAAATAGAATATCATCAATCTGTCCAAGATTTTCTCCACCTGGAAGAGTAGTAATCTCTGTACCTCTTCCTCCCTCTCTACGTGGAAGCCAAAAATCTTCTAGCATGGACATATGTCTACGATCATCTTTAATATCACCAGTTTGAGCATCATAAACAAGTTTATTACGATACTTATTCATAATACCTTGAACATATTCTTCAGCTTTACCTTTTGGTAAATTACCAACATCGATATAAAAGATTCGTCTTTCTGGAGCACGTGAATAACGATACATTACCAGCGAATCTTCCATCATTCGAAGCTGATTAACAGGCTTCAATGCTTTGTGTAAATATGATATTACTCGTTTTTGTGTAGCATCTAAAAGACCAGATGTTACATTAATAATTGCTTCTTTTGATATCTTAACTCCTGAAAGTCCTTCTCGTGATTTTCCTACAACACCAGCACCTGTTCCGCTATAGTCTTCTGAGTATACATAGTATTCATTAACTATCTTTTGCACAGTGGCGTCTGTCTTTGTATCAGTTATCTTTTTAACCTCCTTTACTTTTTTCATAAAGAGAGATTCAACAGGGCGTAACTCTAAAATTCCCCTTTTCGGATTCTTATCATCAATAATAACATGAAAATATATACGTCCGTCAACATACCATTTCTTAAAGAAAGATTCGCCTTGTTTATTAAACTTATAAAGCGATAGTACGTTATTAAATTCTTCAGTGATTGATTTTTTAATATTATCACCTTGATCTAAATCAGTCAGATCAAGTTTTGCTGGTGCACTTTGGTGTGCAGAAGCAATAGCAGCATCAACAATATCACTGATAGCCGAATCACATTCGGGTTGTTGAGATGCTTCTCTATATTTAACTATTAGATCTCTATCGCTCGAAGTGGCTGTACCGTCTAGATCTACGTATTGTCCATAGTATCCACCGGCTGCAACTGTTGATGCAACACCATCATCTTCTGGCTTTGGGGCAAAAGATACTACTTCTTTATCTTTTTTAGCTTCTTTCGCGCCTATCTTTTTAGTAATCTGATATCCAAATAATTCCATATATAATATTTATAATAAAAATCCCGCTAAGGTTTTTAAGCCCTAGCGGGATAGTTCATTTATTCTTATAAGTTAGCTTGTGGTATTGGACTCCCAATACTGATAAGCAAACTCAACTGTGAATTCTTCAATTGCATCGTTAGCGTCGTAACTAAGATCAATAGCGCTGACATTCACTGGGAATGCTCCGCGAATTGCATATTCTTTTGTTACTACATTTTCACGATCAAGTTGTTGGACGATAAGGTCCGCTTGATAGCTAGAAGGTGATTTAGCACCTTCGTTATTAACGTGCTGATTGATTGTATTCATCCAACTTTCAAATGCACTTCTTACATCGTTTGAATCTTCGTTGTAAGCGGTGATTGTCCAGTTTTCGAATGTGCGGTCACCAGCAACTTTTAGCTGACGGCCACGAAATGGTACATCGATTTGAGCTACAACACTTGCAGGAAGCTGTGCTCCCTTACATGTGAATGATAGCAACTCTGTATCGAGTCCAGCTCCAACAGGTGGGTTATTAATAATAACCTTAAAGAGATTGGCGCGTGCGCCTCCTCCGATTAGTTTTGCTTTAAAATTATCTACGTTAGCCATAATAGTTATTTCCTTTCTTTATTTATAATTATTTACCAACGATTTCAGAGAAATCAACTCCAGTACGAGTAGCAATGAAGTTAAGCGTAATGAAATTAATCGAACGAGCAGGCTTAATATAGATGTCTGCAACAAATCGGTTAGTGTCAATCACTTCACCGGTATTATTGGTTTCATCACATACAACCAAGAAGTCAGTAATACCACGACGACCTTTAACATCCCGTAGGAAAGGCTCTGTCATATTTCTGAACATCGCTCGAGTGAATTCATCATTCAATTCGAATAGTTGGTACTTAGCAGCTGTTGCAATCGCTTTTTCAAGAACCATGAACAATCTGCGAACATTGATGCGATCAAAAGCGCTTGGCTTTGCTTGACCAGTCTTATCACCAAAGAGCAAGATGCCTTGTCCAGGGAATGATACGATTGGATTGATACCAGCTTTATAAAGCTCGTCTCTATCAGCTTTCTTAGGATTAAAAGCAAGCTTTGTAACACCTAATAGACTTCCACGATTGTAACCAGCTGGTGAGAACCAAGGTTCTGCAATACCATCTGTCTTAGCGCAAAGACCAGCCATATGACCAGCAGCAGGAATATAAACGTAATTATCAGCATACTTATTGTATACGTATAATGCAGTTGAATCAAATACTCCATATGAACCTTCAATACCGCGAGGTAATCCAGATAATGCAGCTTTAATTTTTGCAATCGGTTGACCAACACCAGTATTACCCACAGTATCTACAAGAGGTGGGGAAATAAATGATATAGCATCTTTACGATCAAATGCAATCTGCATTAGTTTATTACTAACTGTATTAGCTCCTGTACCAGGCTCATTCTGTGCAAACAGAAGATTAACATCAACAGTTTCGGTGTCTGCTAGAACATCTAGAGCAGTATTAATATTACCGGCTGCATAAGCAGTGCTATCAGCACCACCACTAAATGTGTATAGTGTTTGAGAACCAGGAGTATTACGTGCTATATAGATATTAGTTGATTGAGCATTAACAACATCTTTATAATAGTTATTTGTACCATCGGCAAGTTTTGCACCCTCAGTAAGTTCTAAGAATGAATACTTTTCGAGTTCTGAACCAGCTGTACCAGTGAGACCACCGTCGTTATCTAATATAAGAATGTGAACGTATGTTTTACCAGCTTCAGAAGCAGTATTTGGGTCTGGCACAGGTGCACCATCGAATTGAGCTAGGATACCTGCTTCTGGAGCAATATTACCAGCAGCAGCTGCAGTTTCTACAGTAGTAGTCATTGCATCCCATGTGGCAGTATCAATAACATAAACTCCAAGGGAATTACCAAGCGCGCCGGGATATCTCGAGAACATCATACCCTTAAGAGTAGTAGGAGCTGGAGGATATATATCCTCGAACTTTTGTTCATTTGCGATATATTGAGCAGCAGCTACATTATCATCAATTTGGGTATATGAATATCCAGAAGTGATTGGGTCACCTACGAGGGTTGTAGGATTTGCAGAAGTACCAGCTGATATAAACTGAAGTTGTGTTTCAGCGATCTCAGCAACATATCCAGAACCAATTGCGGTAATTTCTAGTTCAGCAATCTTCATTTTGAAGGTGACTGATAAACCAGTAACTGCAACATCGCCTGCTGTTTCAACAGTAGTAGTTGTTAAGGAAGATGGGAATGTACTTAAGAAGTTTCCAGTACCAAGACCAGCGGAGAATGTAAATACCGCGGTAGAATCACTAATAGAAGTAGGATTTACTTGAATCTGAAAAAATACACTAGTATTATCACCGTCAATAGTATGCACATCAAGCACTTGACCATCAGTGAAGTCATCAGTAGCACCACTTCCAGAAGTAAAGCTTCTTGTAGCCGAAGTTAATGTAGCAACTGTAAATGTTACATTTGGAGCTCCAGCATCACCTAATACGCTATCATCAATAGTAATTATATCGCCTACAGAGTAAAGAGTACCAGCAGCATCAATAGTAATAGAACTTACATTACCTGTTGTAGCATCAACTACAACATCAAATGTTGCACCTGAACCATTAGAAGCACTTACGCCGTCAGAAGCGGTTACAGTACTTGCTACTCCACTATAAGTACCTTGCGGACGAAGAGGATCAGTACTACCAGCAAAAGTAGTAGCGCTGAGAGTGTCAATAATACCAGCAGAAGGGGGTGAACTTACACTAATAGCTAAGTTAGTAGCGCTAACATCGTAATTAGCACTAAGTGCTCCTCCGCCTGTTCCAAGAGTTCTTGAGTCAACATATGTTAACAGTCCTGGATCTGCAGATAAATCATCAAATTCAGTTGGTGGATTTGAAGGATCGATAGTGACCCCGTCAATACTTCCATCAAATTCAGTAAAGGTTCCGGCAACAGAATTGGCCATTACGCCTCCTGCAGCTGATCCTCCGTCTCCGGCTCGAACGACCTTTAATGCATTGCCATACTTCAAGAATGAAGCAGCAGTCAAAAAAGATTCGGTGTGTGCGGCGTCTGGTGTACCAAATGCTCCGGCTAGTTCTTTTTCAGAACTAATCAGACCAATCGTGTCCACTGGACCCCAACGAAAATACCCTGCATATCCACCAATAGAGGTAGATACCGCCGGTATTACATTAGTTAAGTCGATTTCTTTAACCTCGACTCCAGGTGATACTTGAAAACCCATGTTTTTTCCTTTTTTTCAGTTATTGTTGATTGATAAGTTGCATTATAAGATGTAATTCAAATCGGTTAGGTTTCTATTTATACTTTACGCTTTTTAGAGATTGTTCCATGTATTCAGGTCATTAACCATATCTTCGTATATAGAATGACTTCCTTCTAATGGTTTATCATCAATAATACCAACAGGTGTAATATCTTCTTCCATCTGTTTTACTTTGTCTTCATAAAGTAAAGATTTAAGATCAACATCACTTAAGTCACCAAATGCGTCAGAAGATATAAACCATGCAAACATGACTAAGTTCATAACTAGGTCATCATGATTTCCAACGGTTGCTGAGTAGCTTCCTTTACTAATTTCAAATGTGGTTAGCTCATCAATAGTATTAGCATCAACCAAACGTAATTTACTTAGTTCAATAATATCTTTTAGATTCGAACAGCCGATACGCTTAACACGCTTGTTCATCATTACTCCGATTCCATCTGATTTGATCGATGAAGAAACAAAGGTATTATCATATTCGTATTCGTAATATACATGATTACATACAACTTGACCAGCATCATTATTCTCTATAATTACTAAAGCGTTATTATACAGCGATGCTATTTTTACAATAATGTCTGGGAATAACATCGGCGAAATTAAATTATTTCGGTATGTACACACTTGATGAAACCCATCATCATCCATTTTAATAACATTAAATGTAGAATAATCCTGACCTCGTCCCTTTGAAACATCAACGGTCATTATATAACGACAATTCTCTATTGGATTCTCATAGAAAAAGACTTCGTTTCTCACAGTTAATGGTGTTTGAGCTTTTAGATTCAAAAGAGTATTAGATGATATAAGTGTATTCGAAGTTCCATGGAATGAATTACCAAACTCTTGTTCAAATTGTAATTCTGATGTATTTGAAATTGTCTGATCTTTCCATTTCTGATCTCGACCAGGAACATCCCACCAATCAACACGAAAAGCTTTAAACTCATTTGTATTTTGTACAGCTCCTTCATACAATCTATGAAACACATTGCCAACACCATTTGCAGTTGATGTGATAATCACTTTTGTTTCTTTACCTGCTGAAACAACGGGATATGTCGATGTGTAGAACTGAGCAGCATTCTCAACGAAAGCAAACTCATCAAGGAAAAGGAGATTCACAGATAGACCACGAATAGATGAACCAGATGTGGCAGCTGCTACAATCTTTGTATTATTTGCGAATGTTATATTACCTTTATTGAGTGCTTTACAACCAGGCTGAAGAAAGAATGGTAGATTCTCAAGCGCAAGAGTAATACGTGATAGCATCTCTCGTGCAACAGCACCTTTATTGGCTAGAATAGCAATAGTTTTTTCTGGATGAAACACTGCATACCACAGAATATAAATGACAGTACTAATAGATTTGCCTGATTGCCTACAAGCTAATATAATAGAGAAACGATTATCATTAAAATGATTAAACATTTTCTCTTGATATTCATACGGTTTAAAATTTACGAGACCGTCGTCAAGTGATATTACCTTAATATACTTCTCAGCAAAGTATATCGGATCTTTCATACACTTCACATATTCAGATACTTGTTCTTCTGTAAAGTTTTGGTTAATTCCATCTCTCTTAACAAGAGGATTACCCAAATACCCAGATTCACCATTAATTATTGTCATTATTATTACTCAAAAACTTTTGTAGTTCTGTAGTAGAACCGACAAAAATCGCATTATTTGTAGTATTACCTGAAGCTCCAGGTTTTTGTTCTTCAGATTGGGTTAGTTCTTTTCTTTTCTTTTGTAAAGTTATAAGCTGATCCATCATATCAGTAGTGGTCTTAAACATTCCTGCAAGAACCTCAAATGCGCGTGGATGTTCAGTCTCACTTGCAAGAGCCATCATATTATCAATTGCTTCTTCAGCCTTTGTAATTAAATCCTTTATCTTTTCTCTTGAGTATGCGTAATCTTCCTCAGTATCAACAACAATTTCTGTCTGAGCTACCTCAGTTTTTATCTTTTTTAATTGTTGTGGAAGGTTGGTTTCAAGGGCTGCTAAAATATCTTTTTTAGTATTAGTCATTATCAAAAGCCAAATGTTGTATTGGCAGTAAAATCATCAGGAGAATCATTTGGTGAACTTAAGTCAGTTTGTACTCGATCAACCGCTGTTTCTGCAGTTTCTTCTGTTGAGCTGTTATATAAGTCTGCAGTAATTGCTCGAATAACTGGTTTACTAACAACTCTACCAGTAAAGCGAATTTTCATTTCAAAATCCAAGGTATAAACAATTGTTCTACGAGTAGTAAAATCTCCTTCGTAATCATCTTCAATTGTAGTTCCTGTTAAAACGATTGGTACATCAACAGAGTTTCCAACACCATCCATATCTTTAATAGCAACAGTATACTCAGGAACAAATGTCGGCAATATTTGTTCAAATATCTGCAGCGCTTCATCTTGAGTTTTAGACAATATATTTAGTTGCATTCCGAGAGTATAAGGCACAGATTGTCTAAGCGTATTTTTATTTAACTCTGTTCCTGCTATATCAAATCGTTTAATATTACCTTTGTTTAAAGCAGATGAACTATCACGAGCAATAGAGCTAATTTCAAAACTCATACGAGGTAACTTAATCGCGAGTTTCTGATCTTCTAAACTACTATCTTGATTGATACGTGCAAGGAATTTACTCCTTGGTCCATACGCCAAAGGCACACGAGTTTCAGTCGCACCAGTTTTAACGATCTTAAGATTATTAAATATCGTTCCGAAAACTGCGACAGACTTCTTTAATGTCTGATTATAAAAATGTACTCCGTCTAACATGTTATACTGTATCTACCTCTCCAAATGGGTTAATCTCTGAAAAGTCGATAAAGTTATTACCAATCGATTCAAATTCTTCGTTATCTGCAAATGCATCGTTTGTATCTATTGCTGTGAATGAATCTTTATAAGAACTTGCTACAGCAGGATCTTTAAGAGCAATTGAATACGATGCTTGCGATCTCTCTCCAATTAAATTACCAACAACATCACTCGTTAGGCTAAACGATAGATTAGTACCATCGCTTGATTCAATACCAACAACATCAACTTCACCAGTTCTTACTTCAGCAATCTCTCCACTAATTGTAACTTCTGGAGAACCGCCTAAAGATTGTGTAATGTTTTCACCAACAATAAACGAACCAGTTCCAGTTCCAAGATTAAATGTAGTACGAGTTGCAAAATTTGTTTCGATCGAATCAATCTCTTCGACACCAGTATCAATCGCTTCGTTACCATATTCAAATAACTCACACGTAAGTTTATACGTCGGCATATTTTGAAGTTGATAGAATGGTGTATCTCCATCAACATATCGAATTTCAAATAATCCTTTAACCAACGGGAGATAAATTAAATCTCCTTCATTCGGTCTGATTAACTCGTTAGGAGCATTACCGAATCTACCAATTAAATTATTCCAACGTTTACGTGATAAAACAAAACTGATTTGATTTCTTACTTCTAATCCAAACTTACTTAAAAGGTTGCCATCTCCTTCGTAACCATCAACCGCATCAACATACATTTCAATCATGTATGCTTCTCCGAACTTACTTAACTCTTCTTCATTAAATACAGAGTTTTCATTAACAATAGTTCTTGGTATATAATAGCACTCATGCCCATATATACGAAGACTCTCTATAATTATATCTTCATAGAGATGTTTCTCGCCTTGAGTACCATGAGAAAAATAAACGTTTCTTGGCATAATACATTATCCCATGAATAGGTCAATGGGTTTTTCATAAGTTAGTTGCATCGTTTCTTCGATCTTTTCAATATCTTGAACAGCATCATCATAGATTTGACGACCATTCAATGTGACTCCACCCGGAAGTTGCATTCCTTCAAACTTAATAAGATTTACTCCCCATTGTCGTTTAATGAGAGCTGTAAGATATTTCTTTAAAAGCATATCGTTATATACATCTGTATATGTATCAGGATCTAAAATTTCGTGACCTTCTACAATAATGTATATTCCTTCTCGTAAATCATCTCCTTCAATATAAACTCGATTTTGATGGCGAGAGAATGTACTTCTTTCACTCATACCATTAATTTTAAGATCAATTAAAGACATGTATTGCTTTGTCATTTCGTAATCAATCAAAACTCCTGGATGACGTAAGTTATAAAGATCATTCAAATGCATTTGATACTCAATTGAAAACATTCCAGCTTGTGATGAACTTGCTTTAATTGGAAATATATTATTTACAAATATCATTGAATCGGGTAATTCAACAAACCCATTTTCAATATCACCCTTTGTTACAGCTGAAACTGTTGTGCTTTCTGATCCATTCGTAATTGTTTCTGTAGCAAATTCAGCGCCATTTACAGTAACATTGGTATAACGTATTGTTGTAGAATCTGGAATAGAAGTTATAGAGGCTATAGCTCCAGATGTTTCACCCTTTACCGCATTACCTACTTCAAAAACAGATGAATCTGCAACAGTTAAACTAGAATTTGTAACTCTGTGTTTACGATAATTCCGCACTATCGAATCAGAATGGTATTCTTGATAAAACTGTAAAGCTTCATCAACGCGATCTTCTAATTGATCTTCGTCAACATTAATTTCAATTACTGGAGCACCTAAGGCTCGAAGTGAATAATCGATTAATGTTTGTCTTGAATTGGGTTTAGCCATGGTTCTATTTATACATTACGAACTAATCATTCAGTGATGATTAGACTATACGCGCTTAGTGGAAATTAACCCAAGCACTTCCAGTATAACCCTGGAACGTGTTAAACTGAGTTACGAAAACCATCATACCAGCTGCAGGTGAAGGGATAGCAGCATCTCTTGCAGCTGTAGTTGCATATACACCAGGTCTAAGCCATTTTTCTGATTGGACACTTCCAGTTACATCAACGTCACAACTACCAGAAATATTTCCACCACTTGTAAATTCTAGGTCACCGCCGCCACTAAATTCCATACTATCTGCAATTTCAACAGATCCTT